CAACGACTTACCTTTCCCAGCCGGCGTCGCTGACCATCGCCGGCGTCCAGCTTGCAGACCAGTGCTCAGCAGTCACGCTGACCCTTGGCCAGAACCCGCTGACCAGCACCGCCTTCGGAGACACCGGAGAGCGCATGGTTGGTGGCCTGCAGACCGTTGAGGGCACTATCACCCTCTACGTCGACTACGGCAACAACAGCGTCGAGAACACGGTTGCTGGCGAGATTGGCGCTGGCGACACCGAAATCGTGATGCGCAAGGATGCTGGAGCTCCCGGGGCGTCGAATCCTGAGTGGACGATCAGCAACACCATGATCGCCAACTACCCGATCACCTACACCGTGGGGGAGCTGCAGGTCATGGAGGTGGCGTTCTCGGGTGGCAGTTTTGTCCGCGATGTGACCTGATAATCAACTAGGGGGAACAGATGGCTGAGCAGACAGCAGTAAACGGGAACATTGCTTTCACGACTGATGCGGGTTCCTATGTGGTGGACATTGCTTCGATTAAGAACACCGTGGCGTTCGAGCGCCATTTCAACGTGTCGGCCCAGGTGCTGCAGATGGCGCCCCGGCTGGAATACATCGCTTTCCTGGCATGGACCGCCGGCAGATCAGCTGGGCTGCCTGTGGCCGACACGTTCGACGGGTTCTTGGACGAAGTGCGGGACCTTGAGGTCATCGACACCGATGACAAGGCAGATGCAAACCCTACGGACGGGGGACAGTAAGCCGGGCGCTTGCCGTAGTCCTGGCACAGACCGGCTTCTGGCCCCCTGACGTAACCTTCACCATGAAAGACCTCAACACGGTCTTGGAAGTCATGAGAGAAAGCAGCCGCTGATGCCCGTTGATTCAAAGATTGAAGTGGTGGGCGTCAAGGACACGATTAAGGCGCTGCGGAAGCTCGACCCAGAACACCGTAAGGAGTTCAACCGGGGCGTCAAAAGTGTGGTGGCCCCAATGGTTGCAGCTGCCAAATCTGCGTACCCAACGAAGCCGCTTTCTGGGATGGGCCGAAATTGGACTCAAGGTGCCAGCCAGAAGTTTCCTTATGAGGTTGGCAAGGTCCGCAGCGGCGTCAAGGTCAAGGTTTCAACGCGGCGCGATACCAACAACGTCGTTTACATCAGCCAAGGCACAGCAGCTGGTGCGATCTTCGAAGTGGCAGGATCAAAAACCCCCGGCGCACCGTTTAACGCAAACCTGCGTGCCAGGAATAGCCGAGTCCTTTGGCCAACCTTTGATCGTTACCGACCGGCAATCATTCAAGGCATTGACGACCTTGTGAGAAAGGCCGAAAAGACTGTCCAGGGCGAAATAGGTTACGTCTGATGGCGATCACCATCCCCATCCTGACTGACTTTGACGGGCGCGGCATCGACCGTGGCATCGCGCAGTTCAAGCGCCTTGAGGGAACAGGCGCAAAGGCCGGGTTTGCCATCAAAAAGGCCGCAGTGCCCGCCGGCATCGCACTGGCCGCGCTTGGCGCCGCAGCATTTGACGCGACCAAGGCCGCGATTGAGGATCAGGCAGCCCAGGAGCAGCTGGCGCGCACGCTCAAGACCAGCACCAAGGCCACCAAGGATCAGGTCTCGGCGGTTGAGGACTTCATCACCCAGACTTCAATGGCCGCGTCGGTTTCTGATGATGAGCTGCGCCCGGCGCTTGCCATTCTTGCCCGAGGTACTGGGGATCTGACAAAGGCACAGCAGGGCCTTGGGCTTGCCCTCGACGTGGCCGCTGGCACCGGCAAACCACTGGCGCAGGTTTCAGAGGCTTTGAGCAAAGCGTATGCGGGAAACCTTAAGGGCCTGAACGCCCTTGATCCGCGCATGAAGGAGCTGATTAAGAACGGCGCGACGGCTGAGGAAGCCATTGCCGTATTGAGCAAGACATTCAAGGGCGATGCAGCGGCGTCTGCAGACACTGCCGCAGGCCGTTTCAAGGGTCTTGGGATTGCCCTGGACGAAACCAAGGAGAGCGTCGGAGCTGCGCTTCTGCCGGCGGTTGAAAAGATCCTCCCGGTCCTGCAGAAGTTTGCGAAGTGGGCGCAGGAGAACCCCAACGTGTTCCTCGCCATCGCTGCAGCCATTGGCGTCGTCGCCGCCGGCATCATCGGACTGAACGTGGCCATGATGATCCTCTCCGCTAATCCTGTTGCGCTGATCATCGGGGCAATCGTGGTTGCTGTGGCCGGCCTGACCATCGGCCTGATTGCGCTCTACAAGAAGTCAGAAACCTTCCGCGACATCGTGACCGGCGCATGGGAAGCGGTGCAGAAGGCCGTCAAGGTCGTCGTGGACTACCTCAGAGGGCCGGCGGAAGCAGCTTTCACCATCATCAAGGGCGTCATCGACACCATCAGCGCACTGATTAAGGGAGACTTCAGCGGCGCATGGGATGGGCTCAAGACGGTCGTGGGTGGCGTCCTTGACGGCATCCAAAACTCGCTTGTCGCTTTCCCGCTCAAGATCGCCACCGCCGCGCTGGACATCGGCAAGGCAATCGTCAGCGGCATTGCTGATGGCGTCGTCGGGCTTGCCACGAAGGTCTGGGACGTAATCAAGGGGATGCCAACCGCACTCCTGACGCTGGCCAACGCCTGGGTCGAGGGGCTGGGCACCATCGGCGGTGCCGTCATTCAGTGGATCAAGAACGGCGTGACGGGACTGGCCGGCGCTATCTGGGACAAAATCAGCGGTTTCGCGTCCGCCCTCAAGACCTTGGTTTCCGAAAACGTGAGCGAAGCCCTTGAGAACATCGGCAGTTTCATCATCAACAAGATTGTCGCCGGCGCAAAGGCGGTTGCCAGCGGTTTGAAGGACGCCCTAGCCGCAATCATCAACGCAGCCATTCGTGTGGTGAATGCCGCCATTTCGGGCCTGAACAAGGCTTCGAACGTCGTCAACAAGATCATTCCTGGCGGCGACCCAATTCCAGACATTGGCAAGATTCCAGAAGTCAAGCTCGCCCAGGGCGGCATTGTCACCCAGCCCACTGTTGCCCTCATTGGTGAAGCTGGCCCCGAAGCCGTCGTCCCGCTCAATCGTGCAGGCGCATTTGGCGGTATCACGATCAACATCGAAGCCGGGCTTGTGTCCACGCCCGACCAGGTGGGCCAGCAGATCATTGAGGCGATCCAGCAGGCGCAGCGGCGCTCGGGCCCGGTGTTTGCCCCCGCATGAGCAACACGCCCGAAATACAGGTGTTGGTGGGCTTTGAGACTACGACTGGCTTCGGTAACCCGTTCCAGCTTGATAACGCCACCTACGGCCTGCTCGGGACCGGCACGCTCGGCGGGATTCAATTCGTTGACCTGACGAGCATGATCCAGTCAATCGGGATCACCAGGGGCCGCAACCGGGAGCTCGAGCAATTTAACGCCGGCACCGCGTCCGTGCGTTTCCGCGATCCAAACAGGATTCTGGACCCGCTGAACGCCAGCTCGCCGTATTACCCGTTCGTTGGCCCGCGTAACCCCATCGAGGTATACGCCGATGGCGTGGAAATCTTTTGCGGGGTCGTCGCAGACTGGAATCTTGATTACGGCATCAACCCACAGGCCAATTTTGTCACCGCCCGATGCGCCGACGCTTTTACGGTGTTTGCCAATCAGTCAATGAATGACTGGACACCATCGGCGCAGGCCACAGGCGCCCGGGTAAATGCAGTGCTGGACCGGGCAGAAGTGATCTACCAAGGGCCGCGTTCGATTGACGCCGGTAGTTCTACGCTCGGCGCTTACGCAGTCACCGCCGGCACGAATGTCCTGACCTATCTGCAGCTGGTCACAGCGTCCGAGCAGGGTTACCTGTTCATGGGCGCTGATGGGACGCTTAACTTCAAGGGCCGCGCAGCCGGGTTGAATCCTACGCCCAGTATTCAATTCACAGATGACGGCACTGGCGTGATGTATCAGTCGCTTGTGAATCAGTACGGGGACGAATTGCTCCACAACTACATTCAGACGCAATCGCCAGCCGGCGCGGTGCAAGTGGCTTCTGACGCAACATCAATCTCGCTGTATCAGGCGCAACAGTATTCCAAGCTCGATCTGCTGAACAGCAGCACCACTGAGGTTGCGGCCCTTGGCAATTACCTTCTGGGCAGGTACAAGGCGCCCCAGGTCCGATTCACCGGCGTTGAAGTGCAGCTGGCCGCGCTAAATTCCGCAAATCAGGAAAGCGTTCTGCAAACGGATCTGACCGACATCGTCAGCGTTCAGAAGTCGTTTTCCGCTGGCACGCCCTCAAGCGTGACTCAGACGCTGATCACCTCGGGCGTCCAGCATTCGATAACTCCGGCAAGCCATGTCGTCCGGTTCACGTTTGAAAGTACCGACGGCAATGCGTACTTGACGCTGGACAACGACATCTTCGGCACGCTCAACAACAACCTTTTGGCGTTCTAAGGGGCTCTCATGGCATGGACCGATTTCCCGGCAGGATTGTTCACCAGCGGCCAGATTCTTACGGCTGCTCAGATGAACACCTACGTCCGAGACAACCTCAAGGCCGTTGGCGATGCCTGGACGAGCTACACCCCGACCTTGGTGAACGTGACTCAGGGAAACGGCACGCTCGTGGCCAAGTACGTCAAGGCAGGCCGATGGGTTGCGTTCTATGTGTCGTTCACGCTCGGATCGACCTCTTCGATTGGCGGGGCTGCTGTCACGGTGACGTTGCCATTCACTGCGGCAGCTGTCGGCGCCGGCTCATTGTGGGGGCAGCTCACAGACACGGGAACACAGAATTACGCTGTGTTTCCCATCTGGACGAGCACGACGGTGGTGACGCCAACAGCCATAAACACCGCCGGCACGTATGGCGCTGCAGCTGGTGTGGCAACGACTGTGCCGTTCACATGGGGCAACACCGATCTTCTGTTGATTGGCGGGACCTATGAGGCGTCTGCATAAGCCATGAGCCCCGAGGACACGCACACCATCCGGGCCGACATCCGTGAGCTCAGGGACGAGCTCTCAAAGGTCGTGGACCTCCAGCGGGAAACCAACCGCCGCCTGGGCAAGCTCGAGGGGCGCGTGTTCGATCTTGAAATCTGGCGCGCCCGGCTGCAGGGCGCAGCGGCTACCAGCCGCGTCGTGTGGCTTCTGGCCGGCGGCGCACTCACCGGCATTGTCGTCGGCATCGTGAACAACACCTAGGGGGGACCGTGATCAGTAACGGCCAATACACGCTTCGCAAGGCGTCGCACTACCTCGGCGCAATGGAAGGACCGCCCAACCGGAGTGGCGACCCGATTGTCAATGAGTGCCAGGCGCCGTGGGGTTGGCCCGATGGCGGGCAGCCCTGGTGCGCGATGTTTGTCGCGTTCTGCGTAGCTCAGAGCGAAGCTGATGCGAAGTACCGCAACGCTGCCAAGACCATCATGAGCCCATCAACCGCCGTGATGGTGAGCAAGGCCCGGGCCAAGGGCTGGTACGGATCGTTCAGCAAGAACACCAAGCCCGGGGATTTTTTCATCATCGACGGCCTGCACGTTGGGTTCGTCAACGCACTGAACAAGGACGGCACCTTTCAGACGATTGAGGGCAACGCGAGCAATGGCGTTCGCAGCCTGACGCGCAGCTGGGGCGACGGCTGGAAGGTGATCAGCGTCCCCGGGGTGGGCAGCCCTGGCGCAGCGGCGGTGGTTGACGGCTACGGCTTCGACGACACGCGGGTCAAGATCTACGGCGGCTGGCCGACGCCAGAGGCGCGTGACCAGCAGCTGCGGAAGTTCGCCCAGGCAAACCCCGACTACTGGACGCAGGCCATCCGCATTCAGGCCAACAGCCGCTTCGCATTCCGCGCCGGCCCAGACGGGACGTGGGATCGCTGGACATTCGGCCCGTGGCTTCACAAGACTGGCAAGCAGACGCGAGATGAGCAGATGAAGGCATGGCAGGACAAGCACAAGGACGCCACGGCACGTCCGTGGAAGAAGACCTATAAGGAGTCATGAGCATGGCGCCCGAGATTGTCCCGCCGTCGACTGTCGTGATCGAGCCCCCGCCGGCAGAGCCCACGGATTACGACCCGAAGAAGGAGTCAGAGGAGTGACGCCGAAGATCGGGCCAAGCACGATTGCCATGCTGACCGGCGCTGTGGTGGTCATGGTGGCTTTCATCGACACATGGGCTGAGGGCAGCCCGAACCTCTGGCTTGCCGCAATCTCGGCGGGCCTCACTGCCGCGCTGGGGGTGCTTCGCAGCTGGCAGGCCGTTGCAAGCGAAAAGGGAGATAAGCAGTGATCCGCACCGCTACGGCTGCAGCATTGGCCGCACTCGGGATGGCAGCCTTACCTGCCGCCGGCACGACCACACCGTGCCAGGCGCATAAGGGGTGGGAGAAGGCAGCATGCATTAAGCAGCACAAGAGGAACCAGCAGGACTGGCCCGCGAAGCCAAAGGAATGGGAGATTCAGCGCCGCATTGGAATGGTCCAGTGGCGCAAGGCCGAGCGCGTGGCCCAGTGCGAAACAGGCAGCAATTGGCAGCACTACCCACATGGCCGTTGGATTGGTGGCATGGGCCTCTTTAGATCCACCTATGGCATTGGTCAAGCGGAAACCAAGTATCGCTGGGTGCACCAGGGCGCAACGAAGGCAGAGCAGATCGCCGTTGCGTACGTCGTCGCGCAGCGCTTTGGATGGTCGGCATGGGGCTGTGGCTCCGCGTGAGTCTGTAGCCTCAACTCAACAGCGAAGGGAGATCGCTATGAATGACCCACACACAGACAAGCCCGATCCCGGTGAGGAATGGGCGCTCGAGCTCCAGATGGAGCAGGACCGCGTAGACCGTGCCTTTGGCCGATCCATGGAAACGCTCTACGAGGAGTCCGACTGATGGAACGCATAAGGCTGTGGACGTTCTACGTCCTTTTCGTCTTTGTCGTGGCGTGGTTCACATACACGCTCACAACCGTCTTCGCCGCATGGCTGGCGGGGACGATTCACTAGGGGGAACGATGGATAACAGGAAAGTGGAGGAGATCAACCCCGGGCAGCTGGCGCTTGAGGATGCGCTGGTGCGCGTTGCAATGGGCGCAGACCCTAGGTGGGTCAAGGCGGCCAGAGATGCTGTGTCCTACGTCGCGTCACGCAAGCCGGAGGTCACTGCCGACGACGTTTGGGACGTGCTGGCCGCAATCGACGTTGACACTCCACAGCCAAAGATGATGGGAAACATAATGAAGGATGCGGCCCGCGAAGGATTTATTACCCGCACCGACCGGACCGTCAAGACGCGACGCCCCAGCAGAAATGTGGGCGACGTTCGGGTTTGGCGTTCGTTGATTTACAAGGGGGACCCGAATGACTAACCAAGAGCGCCACGACGCGCTTAGGGCGCTGTCAGAGGCATGGTGGGACCCGCCGGCCGAGCTCATCGACACGCTTCCCAAAGGCGGGGTCGATCTGCGCTACCTCTCGCATGCATGGGTGCGAAAGGCTCTGCAGGACCACGACCCAGACTGGTGGTGGGAGCCGATGGGCTACGACGACCACGGGCAGCCAGTGGTAGAGCGTGACAGTCAGGGACAGCCTGTGGGCTTTTGGATCTGGCTCCACGTTCTGGGCACCAAGCGGGCCGGCTACGGCTCAGTCGAGCCCGGCAAGCGTGACGCAATCAAGGAGCTGATCGGGGACAGTCTCAGGAACGCGGCTCAACCTGTGTGCGGTGGGGCTCTGTGGACCCGCTCAAAGCCTAAGAAGCGATCTAAGGCCCCTCTGCCGTCTGCCATAGGTAAGACACCTGACCCGGTGGACAAGGCCCGCCAAGCGGCTGAGAAGGCCGGAGAGGATGCGCCGCAGCATGAGTCCACATTCGGCAAGGACTTCTACGACCGCATGGTGGAGCAGCACGGCGATGAGGTAGTGAACGGAGCGATGGCCACGTTCAAGGTCGCCAAGTTCAGTGAGCTGACGCCAGAGCGGTGCAAGGTGATTGAGGCGTCGCTCCTGTCCAGGGCGCGCATTGAGCGTGAGAACGCCGAGCGAGAGGCGCAGCTGGAAAAGGAGAAGGGGGGAACAGGTGGGGCAAAGTGAGGCGGCGTTTCAGTCTCAGGTGGTTCAGCTCGCGCACACCTTCGGGTGGCTGGTCCAGCACACGCGGCCGGCGAAACAGGGGGACAGGTGGCTCACGCCGATCACTGGCGACGTGGGCTTCCCGGATCTAGTCCTTGCCCACCACCGGCGCGGGGTGATCTTTGCCGAGCTCAAGACCGACACCGGGGCGCTCAGTGACCCCCAGTACCAGTGGGGGCGCACGCTCAAAGAAGCGGGGGCAGAGTGGCGGCTGTGGCGTCCCAAGGACATGGACGCAATCCAGAAGCGCCTGGGCGGTGGCAAGTGATCATCCACGGACCGAAGGCCCCAGCCTCATTCACCGTCATTCCCAACAGGATCCTGCGCGATGACCACCTCAGCTACCGCGCACGCGGCCTGCTCGCGTACCTACTCAGCCAACCACCGGACTGGAAGATCAGCAGCCGCCGGCTAATGGTCGCCACGACCGAGGGCAGGGACGCAATACGCACAGCCCTGCGCGAGCTCATCACAGTGGGCTACCTCGATCTGGTCAGGACTCAGGATGACGCCGGCAGATGGGGCAGCGAATACAGGGTGACGGATACGCCCTGGTACTTCGGCGCAGACCCTGTGGATAACTCAGCGAAGCCTGTGGATAACTCAGTGACCGGGGCCTGAAAAACCGACGCCGGTTTCCTAGGCCGTATTACTAAGGACTATAAGACTAAAGACTAAAAGAAGTAGGAGCATGGCCAAGACTCGCAAGGACCTGGCATCACGGGAGTACCGCGCAAAGCGGCAGAGGTTCCTCACAGAATGGGATGGCCCATGCTTCTGGTGCAAGAGGGCCAAGGCAGTAGAGCTTGACCATGTGGTTCCCGTTGCCGCCGGCATCGACCCCACTGATGAAAGCAACTGGGTTGGTGCATGCAAGAAGTGCAACGCCAAGCGGGGGGCAGACCATCTGGCAAAGATGAGAGCGGCCAAGGTCGCATCGAGGTCAAAAGCGCAGGAAATGTCCGTGGGTTTTTTTGAAACGGAATCGACGTTGAC